TCGATAACGGCGTAGTCATTCGCCGGTAATCGCCAGTCGTTTACATCAAATAATGCCAACTCACCAACAGGCCAGACATCAATCAGACCGCCAACACCCATCCGCACCAGGTGCGACACGGCCCCGGATGACGCCTTAACTTGCGTTGGCCCTGCCAGCATAACCCGTTCGGCAAGGTCTTCGTCAAGGTCCAGCGCCAGGTCGAACCAATGCCCTCGTTTGTCCGCTCCGGTATAAGTGGCCTGTCCGATAATCGCCGGAGGGTTCTGCCGGCCAACCGGCGTGTCCGGCCCTAGCCCGTGATAGTAAGTCACCGGGACGGTATCGCCAATCCTCAACCAAATATCAGTGCCCTCATGGAACGCTTCGCCTTCAAGGTCGCGCCCCTTGATGGGCCCGCCGAACGGAACGCCCAGCACGCGCCAGCCGACATCGGTGTACTCGCTATTGACCTTCATCCGCTTTTCTGCGGCCTCATCCCGTCTCTCAACGGCCGCACCGGATGGGAGTTTTATCTTTACCGAGAGATTATCCATGTTGTACCTCTTGTCTTAGTGCGTTTCTGACCTGGTCAACGGCCTGATTTCCGTATAGCTGTACCGTCTGCTTTGTGGTGATCCAGCCGGTGCCCCGGTGGTAGCTGGTCTGTTTTGCGCTGTCCTGTACAAGCCTCGCATAACTGGCGTTTGTTCCAATCACGGCCCTCCAGCCGCTGTTCTCGCTTCGCACCGTCCACGATTGCCCCAGCTTCTGGCTTCCTGGCGATTGCCCGCGGCGGTAGGGGACATCAATGTCGCCGTGCTTCAGGTGATAGAAAAACCCGCGCCGAACCCTCGGGTCTAGCTTAATAAGTGGATTCGGCCTGCGTGATACGGTGGGGTACTCCGCGACCTTACCTTTGAGATATACCCCGGCCTGCTTAACCGCCGCCTTGACCCGTGTCATGGCAGCTAATGAGTCCAGCTTTGCTATAAGTTCTTCCAGTCCTTCGGCTCTGATTGAAATCATTATGTTTTTAGTCCTTAGCAAACTCGTAGTTTACCCAACATCTATCGCGAGGATGGATTGGCGGATACCTGCCGTCTGTAATTTCCTTGCCGTGCCTGGGCCCACAAATCGGGCATACTCGCTCGTCCTTGTTTGTCATCCACACGGGCACCATCCGCCGCCCGGTTGTCTTTTCAAGTTCAGCAACCATCGCCCGCTCACCCTCAACCGCCGCCCGTGTCGTTTCTGTTACCGCTATCATCTCTGCCCTAACCGGAGAGTACCATCTCTCCAAATCGGCTGTTAGCTGCCCTAAATTCCATCCTTCCGTGTAGAACCTTGGTATAACCTCGTTAAGATGATTATACCTCTTTCCGAATAAGTCCTGTAACGTTTGTTCTGTATTCTGCTTCGCCCACTGTGAGGCGTTCGTGTTTATCAAGTCCCAATTGACGCCGATATTTGTGTCGTTCATCACGGCTTCGGCCTGAGACAGGTAAATATCCAGCAACACCGGCTCGACATCCTTCTGAATATCGCGCCAGCCGTTTGACCAGTAATCATAGGGAATATTCTCAAGCCGCGGTGGATCGCCTAAGTAATCCAGTAGCTTCTGCAATTCCAGGCGCAAATCACGCCCAACCACGCGGGCAAGTTTACGCTCAAGTTCGGAACGGTTGAGGACGTCCATTTATGGATAATCCCTCCACCCCTTCACGCTCTCAAACACAGCCCGGACATCTTCAACGGTCTTGACCGTATCCAACGCCCCATCAATAGCTGCTTTCATGCTGTCCGGGATAACGTCGGTCTCAAAGTCCCGGATCGCCTTATTTTCTTTCACCCGCTTCTCGACCATGCGCATCCACTTACCAAGTTCCTGGTCTACGGCGTCCGGTCCTTCATCGGCCCCGTTATCCACAGCCTCGGTAGCCAACATAGCCGCTTGTTCATCGGTCATATCAATCCCGGCAAGGTCGATCGCCAATCGGGTAGGTAGTCCAGCCTGCACGAATGACAACAGGCGATCAGCTCTATTGTTTTCGTCCTCCTGGAATATCTCCAGTTCATCAAACGCAAACTCAATCCGCATCCCATCCCGGTCAAGCAACTGCTCATTCAATGCCGCTTCATACATACGCGCTCGCGGCTTCAATGTTTCTTCGTAAAATCCCTTGCGATCTTCCTGGGCCGTCGCATAGTTAGCCGCCTCACTGTCCATCATCGTCTTGGGGATGCCAAATGCAACGGCGATATTGTGTTTTGCCTCGTCGCTGATCTCGGGCATTGCCAGGTCTTTCATGGGTGGCGTGATGGTCTTTACATCAATGCTCCCCGTCCTGACGCCCAACACCCTGAAAGCGTTTTTAAGGCCGGTCGCCATTTTCTTGAAAAACGTTTCCGTTCGCTCGATTTCGCTCTGGTCAGTAGTGTCTACGCCAACCACGGTAACGGGCATCGCACCGCCCTCAAAGTAGGCTTCCGGAAACTTTGACAGAGAATACAACAGCTTTGCATCCACATTTGAGGCGTTACCGGAACCGATGCCCGGGAGAATGTCTTGCGCCGGATCGTACTCAGCGATATAAACCATCTCATACGATCCTTCATAGATTTTATTTTTCCAAACCGCTCCGCTCTGATTCTGTTTTATAACTAATATCCCGTCTTTCGGTTTGTACTCGACATACATATCAAACGGGTTTCGGTACTGCACATCCTTTTTATAACCGCTCTGGTTAGCTACGATCTCACCGTATGCTGCGCCCTTCAGAGCTAATGACGCCTCCCACCTCCAAATAAGCGACTGAATAGACGTAGGATAAGGCCAGTCGACTTCATCTTCTCCCTTATACACCTTTATAGGCACGCCGGAAAGCGCATCACACCGCAACTGAACGGCGCGGTAGAAATAAGGCACTTTCCGAAACAGCGAAATATTGTCGTCAGGAACGCCATCGCCCTCTGTAAGGCGCGTGAACCAATACGGTATTTCTGTAACAGTTTTAATGTTTGCCATAATTGCTCCTACGCGCCAAACAGGATGACGCGCTTTTTATTGCCGATTGCATCCCACGCGATAGCCAAGCTCATTACACAGTCATCGTGCATCCCTTCCGGCGCGCTATAACTCATGCTACCTGACGGGTTTCGTTTGCTCTCAAAAGACAATAGTTCCCCAACTAGTATGGGGTCATTTAATATCTTTATTTCGCCATGCTCAAAGCCGGATTGAAGCCCCTGAATAATGGATTGCTTCGAGGCATTTGTTGTCGTGAAGGGTATTATCGTTCTTCCCTTGCCTACCATGTAATCAAACACCGGCTTACCAATACTATTTATTTCAATCGTCATACTCCGTAATTTCCAACGGTCATAAGCGGCCTCAAGTCTGTCAATCAACACGGGGTAGTCCACACGATTGAAGCGGTCTTTGTAGACCATCTCTTTACTTTCTACGTCCATAATTGTAACAACCGTATAATCAACGTTTGAGGCCACATCAACGGCCGCCACATACTGCCTATTTTCTTCTGGTCCAGATAGCGGCTCCAATACCGCCGCATCCTGAATCCTGCGAAATACACTGCCCTGATCGTCAATAAACTCGGCCATGATTTCCTGCTGATAAATCAATTCCGGAAGCGTGTCTTTCATTTCCTGAATTTCAGAGCGCGGTATATACGGATTGTCCCATGTCGAATATTTAAAGCTTGTCCAGTCTTTCTCGTTTTCATCAATACCGCGCCGGTATAATTGCCAAAAGTAATTACGTCCTTTTGGCGTTCCAGAAATGATCGCCTCTCCCTCAAGGTCAGCAAGTGTAATGCGAATAACATTATTCCAGCTATACTCAAGATGCGGAATGAACGCCGCCTCGTTTATAACCGCTCGTTTGTAATGCCGACCACGTGAAGCGTCCCGATCCTGTAAAGACCACATCTCAAGCGTCCCGCCGGTTATTGTCTCAATCGTGCGGTCACGCTCTGACTTTGTTTTAGTTATCGGCGCAAGTGTATTCACAAACCAATCCCAATTAGCTTGTAGACTTTTGAAGGTTGGTTCGTACCAGGCAACGGGTAGTCCTTCAATAACGCCCTCGCTTGAGTAGTTTCTGAGTGTGACATCCTTACCAAACCGCCGCCCGCAATCCAGCACGTTAAAGCGGTTAAGCTCCTGACGTATCTTCGCCTGGTTCGGATGGTAGCTCGGTAGCTTGATAAGGGGTGTTGACATATTCAACCTTTACTTGTAATTCTCCTTCGATGTCCGTCTTATTGTTTACGTTTTGAGTTGACTTGCCAAGTGTTCGATCAAGCACCTCAACGGCAGCACGAAACTTATCTGAATACTTGCGCTGTTTCAATCCTTCAATAATCGCTTCAACCGCATCTGGTAACGCCTCGCGTAATTTCAATTCAACCTCAACATGACGGTCAAGGCGTAATGCCATCGCCAACTCTTCTAAATATTCCCGAT